AATACTTCTTCAGCTCTGGGCTTTCTTCTCCGGTTAGCCAGATAGCAGATTCAATTACATCACCGATTCTCATCCTCTCCACCTGTGTACGCGATACTTATGATTTTGTTCATTGGGTCTACGTGAAGCTTTACGGTGCAAGCTGTTGACATCGACGGACAGGCTTTGACCGGCTTGACGTTCGGCAAGGTAGGCTGTTAGAGTTTTGGAAGTCCAGCCGTTTCTACGTTCTTCTTCGTTCGGCTCTACCAGTGGTTGAGTCTCGACCGCTTCGCGTCTTACCGCATCCCGTTCGCTTTCCAGTTTATCATTCATCGGGCGTGCATACGTTTCGGGTCATATTTGTTATTCGCCATCGTCGGTCTGGGCTTGTCTTTAGGAACGACTCGTCTGACCATCTTGGGGAATAGCTCAGTGAACAAGTGAATCATTGCATCCGCACGGTCAGGACTATCCTCGCCTTCATAACCCGCTGCCGTGAACAAGCAAAGCTGCGCTTCCAGTTTTGGAAACGCTCCGACATGATGAATACGATTGAGGCTGTACAGAGACGCAATAGGCTCGGCTCTTAAATGCTTGCCTCGTGTGGCTCGGACTTGAATCACCCTGACGCCAGGACGGATGGACCTGATCGTATGTTCGACCATATCCCCGCCTTGGTTGACCTCGGCGACTATCGCATCGGCCTCGTGCAGATCGTAAACGGCTACGGCTCTTTCAGCCCATTCCTGTGGACTGCCTTGCGTCGAGACATCATCCAGCACATACCCTTGCCCGTCTTCTCCTAGCCCTCCAACGATAATACCCGCTTCGTCCGAACCGGGATTGTTCGATATGGGCGGATCAATTGAAACGAGAATCCGGGACATCTTGGGCGTTTCGGTACGCCGGTTGCGGTGAATGACTTCACGGGTCCAAATAGCTCCAACGGCTTGGGGTTCATACTCCCCTAACCAAACGTGAGCGTATCTTGCAGGAACATTGATCTCGTCAAAGGCCCGTTCTTTCTCAAGCTCGTCGGGGAACCACGGATTATCTTTGTGACTGACCCGGAGAATGATCGAATCCGGAGGTTGTATCGGGCCCCTAAAGAACTGATCTACAGGATCAGTGTCACTTCGAGGGTTCCAGCTAAACCACAGCTCCGATCCGGCCTTGCGGATGGTCGGCCTGAGAGTCTCTAACGACCGGGCGGTTAATGTCTGGGCTTCCTCGACATAACCGATGTCAAATCCTTCCAGAGATTTTATTGATTCAGCCGTGTGGTCCGCCATGCCCTGAAATACAATTAAACCATTTCCTGGCGCGGTGATAAAATCTTGTCGAATATCGAAGTTTGACTCTAATCCGAATGCCTTGATCTTGTCCTCGATCAAGAGTTTGACGGACTCCTTGAGGGACTTCTGGACCTCACGAACACAAGCTATTCGAGTACCGGGGTTTAACAGACAACGCTCGATAGCCAGCTCAGCGAAAAAGTGGGATGCGCCTTTGCCACGACCACCGTAAATCGCCTTGTACCGGGACGGCTTCAACATCGGTACAAAAGCCCGTGCAGTTTGAATCTGTAATGTAGTCACAGTCTCTCATCGATTGTTTTGTCAAGAGATTCTGGGTTGTCATACGTTGACATATAACCTTTTTCGCCAATTACAATTTCTTTTGCGTTGAGTCTCAACCAACGGTAACGGGTAGCGTCTTTGTGTAATTTGATCAGGCTTTCCTCCCGTGACTGGTCAATTTCAAGATGCCAAGCAAAAGGCGTGTAGTTATTCTCGTGTGTCCGTTTACTCGGAGGTTCGATTTCTGTCCGTTTACTATGTCCGTTTACTGCCTGATCTGTCCGTTTATCCTGAGTATCCGGACCAGCAGCAATCTGGTTTGTCCGTTTACTCGCCTTGCGTTCTGCATCACTGGCCCACTTTCTAGGTCTGCCCATCTGTTTTCCCCGAGAATAATAGACCGAGACAAATAACAATAACGACAACCAGAGAAACCGGACCCATTAACAACCAGAGAATCGGTGTCCAGAATAAAACAATAGCGATTTCTGTCTTGTTCATTGATTAAACCCTCATTTGTAATACACGAGCAGTATATCAATCCTCCAGCTTGTTAACCAGATTATCCCCGCCTAGCGCATATCCCTCGCACGTCCGGCGCTGAGATTGGAGCTATTTAGAGCCATTCACCACGACTCTCTCTATTTTCTCGATCTGGATTGCTCCACCGTCTGGGCCAGTAATGGCTTGTAAACGAGGATGAATATAGGGCGCTGCGTCCTTTGCGGCGTCGTATCTCATTTTATGCCAGCCAGACAAACGAGTGATTGTATCTGCATCAATCTGACCATTTTCAATGGCTTGCTTGATTTCAGGCATCATCGGAGCACGCATAACATCCAGCATATATTCCAAAGGCGTAACACCTTCTGCAATTGCTTTATCTGCTATCTCTCGCGTGCGTTTATTGGCTGAACCAATCTTACGTCCGCCTGTTTTCTTTCCTAAAGCCATGTATTTTCATCTAGTTGGATGCCTCATTAAGTTAGTGTTCGCTCACATATCTATAGGTTCAGAAAACATTAACCTTTGCTTCTATAGCTTTCATTGGGTGAGATTGATTTCACATCGTGGGATTGAATTGTCTTGTAATCATCATCATCATAACTATAATAGTCACCATGGATACCAAACAACTGAAATGCGAACGTTGCGGACACAAGTGGATCACTCGCAAGCCGCTCCCTTTTTTACCTTGCCAGTGCCCCTCTTGCAAAAGCCCGATTTGGGCAAAAGCTCGTAAACAGCCGAAAGACAAGGCAG